AACAGGGATTTTTATCCAGCCAGATGATGATAAAGAGCCACTAATCGCAGGCAATTTGGCCGCTTCTCCCAAACCAAGGTATGCGAGAAGACCAGCGACATCCTTTCCACTCAAATTAGTCAGCGTATTGTCCAGCGGTTGTTTACCTGCCAGTGCATTAAGCATTGTCGTGGCAAAGTTCGGGTCATTCCCCAGCGCCGCAGCCAGTTCGTTCAGTGTATCCAGTGCAGCAGGTGCAGACCCCACCATTGCCGCAATTGCCGATTTCACAAAAGCCGTGGTGGCAATCTGTGTATTGTTAACTGACTGTGCGGCAGTGGGGGCTGTTGGCGTTCCGGTGAGTGCCGGACTTAACAGCGGCGCTTTCAGTGCCAGCGCATTGTTAATGGTGGTACTGAATTTCGGGTCATTATTAATGGCAGCGGCAATTTCTTTCAGCGTATCCAGTGTGGCTGGCGCACCATTAATAAGGGCCATCAGTGCCGCCTGAACAAACGCGGTGGTCGCAATCTGCGTGGTGTTATTCCCCTCCGCTGGCGTTGGCGCTTTGGGTGTTCCGGTCAATGTCGGGCTTTCTTTGGGTGCATACTGTGAATGCGGGTCCGGTGCGGCAAGATGTTTTGCCATCTTATCATCCACGAACACCTTCAGCTCCAGTACCTTGTCATCCACATACTTGCGGGTTGCCAGCACGACGGCAGGGTCGATTTTCAGGGTGATATTGTCCGTGCTGCTGGTAATCAGCACCATGCGCACGGTCTGGGTGCGCCCGCTGCCTTCAGCCAGTTGCGGCTTATAGCTTTCCGGGCAGTTGCCTACGGCAATCAATGCCCCGGACTCATCAAACAGACCCACTTCACGTATCCACCAACCACCCTCATTTTCAGGGATCACCTGTTCAGCAATAATCTGGCTGCTGTTCTGCGGGTCGATATAGAGCATATTCAGCGCAGCCCGGCGTTTCTCATTTACCAGTGCCGTCTGCTTTGCGTCCGGCGTTGGCAATGCTCCGCCGCCATCGCCCACCGCCATATGGGTAATTTTTAGCGGCACACCGAGCGCGGCGGCGCTGGCAAGTTTCGCCGCGCCAATATCCGTCAGCAGGGTATAAAATTTTGTGCTCATGGATTCACTCTCATTGTGTCAATAACATGGACCGCCCCGCCTTCATGCGCGGTGCCACCGGAAATAATCGTTTCGTTGATATACGGATAGATCGTGATTTCTTCGCCAAGATAGCTGGCGGCTCCCACCCAATGCGGGCCGCTGGTCTGCAGATTGATGGACATGCCGATCATGTGGCGGCTACATGGTTTGGCATCGCTTATCAGTCGCTCAAGTTCCAGATAGGTATCTTCAGTGATGCCCTGGTCCTGCACGCCGATATCCAGGCGAAACGTGCCCGGTGCCTCTCCGGTTTGCCACCACTCAATAATGCGGATCAGAAAGCCGAACGGCTCCACCACCCGCCGCACGGCACTGGTGGTCCCTTTATGCTGATGAATATAAAAAGCATCCTTCACCACCTGGCGCTTGACGCTTTCTGTCCAGCCCTCGTCCCAGCGATCCACAGAGAACGCCCAGGCGAGATAAGGCAGGAAACTGACCGGACAGGTTGCCGGATTCCACAAGTCACGAAGCGGCACCTGCAGATCAGAAATCCCGCTGCAGGTTTGCGCCAGTCGGCGCTCCAGTGGTGTTGAACCCGGTGGCAGCAGACTATTCATCCGTTCCTCCGTTGGTTACGCTCCACTGCGTACATGATGCCGCCTGTGTTTTGTTCAGGACCACATCCGCCAGAGGAGAAGCCAGCTCCACACGCTGCACACCCTCAACATGCAGGGCGGCAAAGATGGCGCTACGGCGAATATCCCGACCAAGACGCGTCTGACTGGCGATGTACTTCTGCAGGCTGGCTTTTGCCGCTGCCATTACCGGCTCTGCTTCCGGTCCCGGATAGAGAAAAATGGTGGCTTCCACGCGATACGGGATGATTTCTGCGCTGCGAACCGTAAGACGGTCAGCCACCGGGCGGACGTTCTCACTGTTCAGAGCTTTTTCCACCACGTCCAGCAGGTCTTTTTCTGCAGTTCCATCGCCTTCGCGGCTAAGGACTGTCAGCACCACCTCTGCAGGTGCCGGGCTGGTTGCACTGGCATCCGCCACCCGACCGTCGGCGCTTCGGGCATGAAATTCATAAGCTGCAGTTGGCCCCGCAACTGAAAGCCCTTCAAAGGCTGCAGGCACACGCAGGCGTAACGCTTCATCGCTTTCCATCACAGCTGCAACGGGCGGCACAGCGTCATTATCAGCAGGCGTCACCGTCAGGCGTTTCACGTTGTAGTTGGCAGCGAGCTGGTCAAGATCGCTGCCCATCGCGTAAGCCACCATCACAGCCTGCGCGGCTTCGTTAATGCGCTGGCGCAGAAGCAACTCACGGTAAGCGTTCTCCTGCAGCAATTTGGTGACGGGTTCAGATTCCAGTTCCAGCGTGCGGATCACTGCTTCCTGCTCATCTTTCGGATGAAGCGCCACAAATTCTGCCTTGCGTTCGGCAAGCAGCGTCTCAAAGTCCGGCACATCCACAATCTGCGGTGCAGGCAACTGCGAAAGGTCAATCACTGCCATTCTCTGCTCCTGTTGATACGGAAAGGGACACAGGCACACCGTTATTCCGCCGCCCGGTCAGCTCCACCACCATTGAACCGTCAAAATTGCTGTTGATGGTGATGGAATCCAGCGTCAACCGTGGCTCCCAGCGACTCAGCGCCACATACACTGCCGACATGACCTGCAGGCGTAATGCCGGATTTTGTGGCTGATCTATCAGTGCCGACAGCAGGGAACCATATTCCCGGCGGGCAATACGGCTACCCTGCGGTGTCAGCAGAATGTCCCGCACCGACTGGCGCAGATGATCAATATCAGTAATGACTTTGCCGCTGGTATTGTTCATCCCGCTATAAAGCGTCATACCGGGCCTCCGGTTGTATCGCCGCCTTTCAGGACGCCAGTATGCTGATGCGCATCAACCACGATCCCGTTAGAACTCATCGCTCCGCCGCCCTGGGTAACGCCACCATTGATCACCACTTCGCTGTTAATGCGCGTGCGGTCAGCCTCCAGTACAAACTCACTGGTTTTCATGGTGATGTTGTCAGCGGCCTCAATGACCATTGATTTGATGCCCCTGACATACCAGCGCCCGGTAGTGGGTTCGTATTCAAACCAGCCGCCGTCAGGATGTTCTGTCACGCAGGCGTCTGCCGACGTCGACGGTGGTGCGAACTGATTCGAATAGACAGCGGGCAGCGCAAAGGCAGTTTCCAGATTGCCGCCCAGACTCAGCAGCACCACCTGCTCACCTTCCGATGGTCGCCACCATGTGCGGGCATTCCCGGCACGCAGCGTCAGCCAGCTGATCCAGTTGGTTTCAAGCTCGCCCGTTTTCACCCGGCAAAGCCAGTTTTCCCGGTCCACTTCGGTGACTACACCAGTGCGGATCAGGTTGGTGATAAGGCGCATGATTTCGGTTAGTTGTGCGTTCATAGGGTTAGGTTGCACGGACCTTGAATCTATGGCATCAATACGTCCTTGTGTGGTAAATGACACAAATACAATTCCAATCAAAGAAAGGTAAAAGAATGAGCCATCCAATTGATTATTACGCTATAGAAGAACACGCAAGAATAATTGAGCAATTATGCTGTTCATCTGAATTTTATTTACAGCGTATATATTCCACACAGAAAGTATATGATGGTTCTATAGTAACTGAATTTGAAATGGAGGAGTTATCGTACAACGGATGGTTGGAATATACCATTAGCAACAATCTTATTAGCCTTTGTACAAAACTACGAATTCTCCAAGACACTAGTGAACATGAGTGGAACCCAGATTACTCACCTGAGAAAGAAGCATTTGAAGAACATGAAAATATACTTTTTGTTATAGATGGTCATGTTAAAGATTCTATACGCGAATGCTGCAATAAAATTATTCACGCATTAAGTTTTGAGTTAACAAAAAAGACCGGCAAAAATGGAATAAAATATTGGGACGGTTCTATTATTGCTTCTGGGGTTCAAAACAAAAAAAACTGGAAAATTAAAATAGACCTTTTCCCTTTTTGCCAAAGCATAAAAAGTTATTTAAGTTTATTAAGAGCGTAAACATTCTAATTTTTCATCAATAAATACTTTAAAAGTAAATCTCTTACTTCATTTTCAGTATGTTCATTTAAACCCAGCAATTTTCGGGATGGATACTTAATGACTCCCCCCTTTGGACTGACGCGATCGCGCAGACCGTAGTGATGAACACGGGCAATACGCTGTACCTTACCTTCAAACTGTACGCTGGCAGAATCCGCGCTGGCGGCAGTTCTCAGGTATTTTGTGGTGCGCAGCTTTGCAAACATCTGACGTTTGATGCGCCCCTTCTTGCTGCGTGCTGTTACCCTGCGCGGCTCATAACTGCTGCCATCTGGATTGCGCTGCATCCTGATATTCTGCTGCTGTGTCCGGCGCAGTTCCTGCGCCAGCTGGCGCATCATTCGGCTTCTTGCGGCTGGTTCCAGATTCGCCAGCAAAGCACTCAGCCAGTCGTCCACCTTCTGCAGTTCAGCCACGTTTCACCGTCCACATTTCTTCAGGTTCATCGGGTTCCGCTACTGCTTCAACGCTCGACACACTTCCGTCAGTGCTGACCAGCACACGTTCCGTCAGTTGCAGGTTGAGGCTGATATCACAGACATCGTTGCGCAGAATATCCACCTCAAAGGTGAATAACTTTTCCCGTAACGCCGGATTATTGATGGCATCGGGCTGGTTATCACGCAGCCACAGCAAAACCGGGGCCATCAGCAGATTCTGGTCGCCGCTGAAATCCTCAATCACCACGTTGAGGGTATAACGGTACTCCCATGACATGGAGCTGGCCCCCGTGGCAACCAGCGAACCGTTATCCACAAACAGATGCAGCTTATCCGGGTTATTGCGGACATAAGGCACTGCTTTATTGAGGGCGTGGCGCAGGGATTGTGGTTTGTTCACTGTTTCGCTCCTGACACGCAATAATCATGTCCACTTTGTCTGCACAGACCGCCCAGGCGGCCTCCGTTTCATCCAGCAATGCGTTCAGATCACCGTTAGTGCGCGGCGCTGCCTGCTCCAGCCGACACGGCGTCACTCGCGGACAACCACTGACGGTAAGCTGCACCTCCGGTGAGTGCCGGACGTTCCCGCAGCCGGATAATGTCAGCAGGCAAAGGAGTATCAGCCCAGCGGCGTAAATCCTCGTTCTCACGTTTCAGTTCCTCGATCCGGTGTTGTCGTTGTCTCAGCAGCGCGCTGGTCTGTTCTGCTTCGGCATAGAGCCGCGCCTGCTCCCTGTTATTGGTTTCAGCCAGAATGGACAGACTGATCAGCTGGCTATTTTTCTTCGTTAGTTCGTGCGCTTTACTTTTCAGCGCCGCGCGCTGCGTTTCGATGGTGTGGCTGGCGCTGTTAAGCCGCCACGACTGCCAGCCCAGCGCAACGAGTGCCAGCGCCGCCACTACCGCCAGCGCACGCGTCATAATCCAGCTCCTTTAAGGCACCAGGCCATCTCCCGCGCACGGCGGTTATCCAGCCCCTGATTAAACACACCTTTCACATAAACCCAGCGCGGCAACTGTCGGCACGCTTCTGCCCAGCGCCGCTGATTGAGCAATTTCACCAGCGTAGAACTGCAGGCATTGCCCGTTCCCACGTTGAAGGCAAACGACACCGTAGCGTCATATACCTTCTGCGGCGGCTGTTGCTTCACACACCTTTCCAGCGCCCGCTCCACACGCAGCACGTTGGAAATAAGCCCTTCTGCTGCCTGTCGTTCCGTGATTGTTTTGCCGGGAATGACGCCCGACGTATTTCCAATGCCGTCGGTCCAGACACCCGCGCTGCACTGATACGGCTGCAGACGACAACCTTCGTAATCGGCAATCAGTTTCAGCCCCTCCACGGAGGTGTGAAGCTGCTGAAACCCCGGCAGCGTGGCAGCAATAGCCAGCACGGCCCCGACAAGGCAGCGTTTAACGATTGATGGATTCATAGTCCTCCCGCGAAATCTGCCCGTCGCGCAGAAGCTGGTAGGCTTTGTGTTTGTAGTACCAGTTGATAGCCAGCATCAGCACACCAATCATCAGGCCGCCCAGCGTTGAGGCATCCTTGATGGACAAATCGCCCAGCCAGGCCAGCACGACGGCGATGCAATACGTGATAAAGGCGCTGATTCGCTCAAGCGTCATAATTCAGTCCCATAGCTGGACGGTCTGCACGGTGGTGGTTGTCGGAATGTCCGGCAGCTCCACCTGCAGCCCGTGAGGTAAAAAGGGGCCGTATTCGGCAAGCCCCGGATTTGCCTTCAGTACCTGCTCCGTGACACCCTGCGTGCGCCCGTAATGACGCCAGCAAAGTGCGTCCACCGTGTCATACTGATGCGCACGCACTTTCATCAGATAAGCTCCACTGTGCAGTGCGGCGCATCCTGCACCCGGCTGATGGCCCAGCGGGCGTCACGCCATAAATCACCGCTTGCTTCCGCCAGTTCCTCGCCTCGCTTCGCACCGGATGCCGTGGCGTCATAGTCCTGGTAACGTTCGTTGAGCATGGCGCGTGCCCAGCAGTAAACCGCGTTGAAATAGTGCTGAATGCGCTCGCTTTTGCCGTCCAGTTGTTCCGCCGGGACTTCTGCCAGCGAGGCATACCCCAGCATCTGCTGGCGTCTGCGAAACTCATACAGCTCTGCGTTGACCTCCGAAATTGCCGACAGCGCAACCTGCTTTAAACGCGGCTGCGTCACCGTGCCGTCAGTGCGCATGACACTGCGAAACTCCGACAGGTCCACATCAGGCCAGAACGGCGTATTTCTGATGATTTCCGCCTGTTCCGGTGCCTGTTCTGGCGCAACAAACTTCATGCTGCTTTCTCCTGAAATAAAGGGCGGTGGACGGGGTTTTGATGTGGCAGTGCCTTTCGCCACCCCGTGCCGCCCGTGCGCGGGGGCACGTTCTGTCAGCGGCTGTCATTGCGCAGTCTGCGCTCCAGCTGCTGTTTGTCTTTTTTCACGCCACAGCGGGGATCGAGCTGTAACGCATGGTTGAGATGATTAAGGGCGGAAGCCGGATTACTTTCACTCAGGACAGCGCCAATCGCTTTATGCAGACGCGCCCGTGACTGGTCCGGCATATCCAGACCGTCTGTCAGCTCCAGCGTCTGCAGCAGCAGATCGACATCAAAGCCGGTAGTGGCAAGCATTGCGCTCTGCGCTGCGTCTGCCATTTCCTCTGCCAGCACGGTCTGCACGTTGCGGTTACCCAGCGGCATCACCCAGCCATGACGCAGGGCATGACGCCCGATCTCCAGCGCTCCGACATAATCTCCGGCATCAATGCGCCACAGCATCACGTACATCAGCACGTCATCCTGTTGAGCGCCTCCGGCAGCCAGGACACCCTCCGCCCAGGCGGCGTATTTCGGCAGCAGCTCCACCTTGATTTCCGCTTTTTTGACCGTGGACTGAACGCCCTTGAGACGGCGGCGGTCTTCTGCCAGTTGCAGCAGCATCAGGTCATAGCCCGACGCGTGGCGAACGCTGCCGCCCTCGCGGGCGGCCTGTTCAGCCTGAACGCGCAGGCGATGCTGCCGTGCGGGACTCAGGCTCATGGTTTACGCTCCGGTTTCTGCTGCGGCGGCGCTGAAGTCGCCAATCTGGATGTTTTCCACCAGTGCGGCGCAGCGGTAGTCCTCAACCACATAGGCTTCGTTAACGGATTCAAAATTTTCAATCCGGTCACGTTTCGGGTTGTCGATAACCGAACGGCGGCGGGTGTCTTCCTGCCAGTAAATGGACAGGTTATCCAGACGGGTGATCAGCAGCGCATTCGGCGGGAAGAACGGCGCACGCACGGCCTGCAGGCCACCCATGCGTTTCTGACTGATGATCATATCGGCAGCCAGTTTTTCACTGTTTTCCTGCTCTTTGTTGACCAGCGGGAAATACTTGTCAGACAGCAGCTCACGACCGCAAATCACCACCAGATCGTCATCGTCCTGGTAGACCACGTCGATAAGCTCATTGACCGCATCCATCACCACGGCGTCCAGGTTGGCATATTCGCCACCTTTCCCGACTTTCACCGCACCCGGTGTGGTTTCACCGCCCGTGGTGGTGCTGCCCATGACGTGATCCGGTGCATCCTCACGGATTTTCTGCAGCCAGCCTTTGTTCACATCCTGCAGCAGCGGGTTTTCGCTACGGTTGGAGGTTTTCGCACGCTTCACGCCGTTAAAGCCGATCATGATGCGGTCCAGTGCCTGGCGTTTCACGATGGCGTCACGGATACGCACCTGGAAATCCTGAAACTTCGCCCACAGGTCCAGCTTCGCGTAGGTCAGCACCGTGTCAAAGTTGGTCTGTTCGCATTTGTATTCCACATCGATCATCAGCGTCGGATCGACAGGTTCACGCTCTTTCGCGGTGGTGTCAGTGGTTCCGGCAATGGTGCTGCCAACACCCAATCCAAGCAGCTGACCGGACTGCTCAGTCACTGGCGTGACGTTAATCAGCGTCAGGAAAGCGGCGGACTGCTGGATCTGGTCTTCCAGCGTCTGCTGCACAGACGGCTCTACGGTGAACTTGCTGGACAGTTCCTCAACTGCCACACCGTTCAGACGCGCCAGTTGCTGCAGGTAAGCGTTAAAAGCAAAACGGGTATTCTTCTTCATTGGGTTTTATGCTCCATCAGCAATTGGTCAGAGTGTCAGCGGGGGCGTTGCCGCCTGTTGCACGCTGGCGGTAGTCCTGGCGGCTGTCTTCATGACTCAGCTTATCCACCAGTTCGTTAAAGGCGGTTTGCTGCTCCTGCAGAGCAGTCTCCAGCTCAGACAGGCGTTCTTCCTGCTCAGACAGGGATTTTTCGGTGCGCGTGCTCAGGTTCTGCTGCTCAGTGGCGACCAGTTCCACGGCCTTATGCACATCAGAGAACCGGACGTCATCGGACTGCTCTTTTTTGGTAAACAGCGCCGTGACGCGGGCAAACAGGGACGGCTTGTCCTCCTGGATTTCTTCCAGTTCGATCACCGTTTCCTCTGCAGCGGTAAAAAGATTGGCAGGATTCTGCTTGCGGTTTGCCAGCGGGTTATGGGCTGCACTGGCGCTGAATGTCAGCATTTCCGTACCCAGACTGGCGGGATCATCAGTGGCAGCCAGGCCGACCAGGTAGGCTTTGCCCGTATCAGCAAACTTCGGGCTGACTTCCATAGAGGTGAATAATTTCTGGCCTTTTTTCACCAGTTCCACCAGGGACTCCGTTGGCTCAACGTCGGCATACAGTGCCATCTTGCCTGCCAGCGGACCTTCCGCGATTTCTTCAGCAAACAGCGCCGTCACCTTGCCGTAGCGGTTAAACGTGCTGTCCGGCAGATAAGACTTAATGTGCTCAAGGTTAATCAGCGCGGTATACACCGCCGGGTTGTAGCTGGCTGCCATCTGTTCCAGCCATTCACGCTGGATTTCGCGTCCGTCGGTAGTGGCACCTTCCACCCCGATGCGAAAACGCTTTGCTTTCACTGTCATGAGCCGTGCTCCGTTAGAAAAAACTTACTGGAGCCTTATGGTTGCGGTGATGGGGGCAGTGAAACAATGCGCGGTATTTGTACCGACAACCACACAAACCGCAGGCGGGGAAAGCCTTCATTCAAGGCTGTAGGTTTGTGCCATGAACACCACACTGACACCCGCAGATCTCGATCCCCGTCGGCAGGCCATGCTGCTGTACTTTCAGGGATACCGCGTAGCCCGCATTGCTGAAATGCTGGGCGAGAAAGTTGCAACCGTTCACAGCTGGAAAAAACGCGACAAGTGGGGTGACTATGGGCCGCTGGATCAGATGCAGCTCACCACCGCCGCCCGCTACTGCCAGCTCATTATGAAGGAGCACAAAGAAGGGAAAGATTTCAAAGAAATTGACCTGCTGGCGCGCCAGTCGGAGCGCCACGCGCGGATCGGCAAGTTTAACAATGGCGGCAACGAAGCCGACTTAAACCCTAACGTCGCCAACCGCAACAAAGGGCCGCGCCGTCAGCCGGAAAAGAATGTTTTCACCGATGAACAGATTGAGAAGCTGGAAGAAATCTTCCATTCCTCCATGTTCAACTACCAGCGCCACTGGTGGGAAGCCGGAAAAACCAATCGCATCCGCAACCTGCTGAAGTCTCGCCAGATCGGCGCGACCTTTTACTTTGCCCGTGAAGCCCTGATTGACGCCCTGCTGACCGGACGTAACCAGATTTTCCTTTCCGCCAGTAAGGCACAGGCCCACGTCTTTAAGCAGTACATCATCGACTTCGCCAAAGAAGTCGAGGTGGAGCTGAAAGGCGATCCGATGGTGCTTCCTAACGGGGCCACGCTTTACTTCCTCGGCACCAATGCCCGCACGGCCCAGAGTTACCACGGCAACCTGTATCTGGATGAATATTTCTGGATACCGAAATTCCAGGAGCTGCGCAAAGTGGCTTCCGGTATGGCTATTCACAAAAAATGGCGACAAACCTATTTTTCCACGCCATCCAGCCTGACACACAGTGCTTATCCGTTCTGGTCCGGTGCGCTGTTCAACCGAGGGCGCAACAAAGCCGATAAGGTGGACATCGACCTGTCCCACAGCAATCTGGCCCCCGGCCTGCTGTGCGCAGACGGGCAGTACCGCCAGATAGTCACCGTGGAAGATGCGGTGCGCGGCGGCTGTAACCTGTTCGACCTTGACCAGTTGCGCATGGAGTACAGCCCGGACGAATACCAGAACCTGCTGATGTGCGAGTTCGTGGACGATCTCGCGTCCGTGTTCCCGCTCAGCGAGCTGCAGGCGTGCATGGTGGACAGTTGGGAAGTCTGGACCGACTTTCATGCACTGGCCCTGCGCCCGTTTGGCTGGCGCGAAGTGTGGATCGGATATGACCCGGCGAAAGGTACGCAGAACGGCGACAGCGCCGGATGCGTGGTGGTGGCGCCGCCAGCCGTGCCGGGCGGTAAGTTCCGCATTCTTGAGCGTCACCAGTGGCGCGGAATGGACTTCCGCGCCCAGGCTGACGCCATCAAAAAACTGACCGAACAGTACAACGTGACCTATATCGGTATCGACTCAACCGGCGTTGGTCACGGGGTTTACGAGAACGTGAAAGCGTTTTTTCCTGCCGTCCGGGAGTTTGTCTACAACCCCAACGTTAAAAACGCCCTGGTACTCAAGGCCTACGACATTATCAGCCACCGCCGTCTGGAGTTTGACGCCGGACACACCGACATAGCGCAGTCCTTTATGGCAATCCGTCGCGCCACCACCGCCAGTGGCAACCGCCCGACCTATGAAGCCAGCCGCAGCGAAGAAGCCAGCCACGCCGATCTGGCCTGGGCAACGATGCACGCACTGTTTAACGAACCGCTGCAGGGCGAATCCGCCAATACCAGCAATATTGTGGAGATTTTTTGATGGGAAAGAGTAAGAAGAACCGCGCTGCGGCGACGAAACAGATCCAGCTTAAAAGTCAAACTACAGCCGAAGCATTCAGCTTCGGCGATCCCGTTCCTGTTCTGGACCGCCGAGAACTGCTGGATTATGTGGAATGCGTACAGATGGACCGCTGGTATGAGCCGCCCGTCAGCTTTGACGGACTGGCGCGCACCTTCCGCGCTGCCGTGCATCATAGTTCCCCGATTGCAGTAAAGTGCAACATTCTGACCAGCACCTACATCCCTCACCCGCTGCTCAGCCAGCAGGCTTTTTCGCGTTTTGTGCAGGACTATCTGGTTTTTGGTAACGCCTACCTGGAGAAACGCACGAACCGCTTCGGTGAAGTTATCGCCCTTGAGCCTGCACTGGCAAAATACACCCGACGCGGGTTAGACCTGGATACCTACTGGTTTGTGCAATACGGTATGACAACCCAGCCGTATCAGTTCACGAAAGGCAGCATTTTTCATCTGATGGAACCGGATATTAATCAGGAGATCTACGGCCTGCCCGGTTATCTTTCTGCCATTCCGTCAGCCCTGCTCAACGAGTCCGCCACGCTGTTCCGTCGCAAGTATTACATTAACGGCAGTCATGCGGGCTTTATCATGTACATGACCGATGCCGCGCAAAACCAGGAGGATGTGAACAACCTCCGCAATGCGATGAAAAGCGCCAAAGGTCCAGGCAACTTCCGCAACCTGTTTATGTACTCGCCTAACGGCAAAAAAGACGGGCTTCAGATCATCCCATTGTCAGAAGTCGCGGCGAAGGATGAGTTTTTGAATATCAAAAATGTCAGCCGCGACGACATGATGGCTGCGCACCGCGTGCCGCCGCAAATGATGGGGATTATGCCTAATAATGTTGGAGGGTTTGGGGATGTGGAGAAGGCCAGTCGCGTATTTGTACGTAATGAATTAACTCCCTTGCAAAAAAGGCTACAAGAGCTGAACGACTGGCTGGGCGAAGAAGTGATTAAATTTACGCCCTATATTCTTTCAGAAGAATAATTCCGAACTTATTTGTTTCTTCTTTGTTCACGCCTTGTCTTGGCTTCGATAAGGCGTTGAGGTTCAGTGTAAAGCCGTTCTAAAAAAAGATAGGTAAAATCTTCAAGATCCTCAGCAGCAGCTTTATCCAAAATACCTTCATGCGCTCCATCATTTCCGTCATCTTTAACGCATTCAGCTAGTTCCCTTAAAGCTTCAGGCAGTAGATGATTATCAAATAACCACTCCATTCTTAACCCTAGGCTTCTCCTTATTTTTTGCGCAGGCCCTTGCTCCCCATCAGGAAGAAGTCCTTTTGTGGCATAATCAAGGCAAAGCCTAAACATGGTTGCTGCTGCATTATAACAACCTATAGCCAAACATTTCGCCCCTTCCTCATATGCACTATTGATATGCTCAGGTAAGAACTCTGGTGGCTCCTCTACTGCTAAGTCTGCCGGTGATATAGGCCTAACAACCTCTGCAACTTCCTTTAAGCCGAATATTCCACTTTCCCAATTATAGCCATCTAAAGTTTTATTTTTCGTTAAAGGTCTGCAAAGAAACATTGTCGTTTTATGACACTCTCGGCAAACACAATAGACCTCGTACTCGTATGTTTTACCCCCGCCCAATGCATTGTAAACCCTAGTGCAATTCAGCCCATTAACATCAAACGCTATTTTTTGTGATCCACATCGTGGACAGTCATCCACTAACATAACCATGTCAATTACTCCTCCCTATGAAAAAAATGAGTTGAAAAATTGAATATTCACGACTTAAAAAGCTAGCCTATTTAACACCATAATTTCATTAATTCAACCATGAGCGCGCGCTCGTATCCCCGCCACGCCTGCCCGCTTTATGTAGTGGTTTTCATGCGCCTGCATGACATAAGCAAAAGCCCGCCATTCCTAGCGGGCCTCAGCTAAAACGATCCTCAAACGATCATGCGGATTCATGCGGCATAGACATGCACAATCGCCAAAGCGGGCATCGAGACTTTTTGGAAAACTACGTAACCACAGTTAATGTGTGCATCCTGTCTCGAATTGCATCACACGTCTCATCAAAAAGCTTGGTGATGGTTGTACGGTTCAACTCTGCCTCTTTCCAATAATTTTGCCAGTCAAATTCTGGATCGCCATGCTGAAACGATATTGACTCTGAAAGGCATTCCTTCCGGAAACGGTCCAAGATTATATAAACCTCTGGTGAGATGAACGGTTTGTTAGACTCAACACTTGTAACAAAAGTATTAAATGCATCGAAAAAAACTTTCAACCTTCTAAATTTTCTCTCTTCAAATGGTTCGTTGGGGTCAAAATGATCCAGCGCAGGCCTCAGCTTAAGCACGCTTTCTCTGGTTTCAAACATCGAATTCCAAATGAGACTATATGCTGATAACTCCTTATCAAAATACGCTTTCGTTACATAAACAGAATTGTCTAACTTAGCCTTTATTCTTTCATTAGTTGCACTCAGTTGTGATTGAAATTCAGCAATATCTTTGTTTAGCCGCGACTTATATCTTTCTAAATAAACTTTCCCGATCCAAACAAATATGCCAGATGCAACAAAAGACACCCCACCCAACGAAGCCAGAATTTTAAAGACTAAATCCATTGCGCCCCCACCTGCAAAAATAGTATTCCATTATAAGCTAATACATTTTTAATCAAACAGGGAATAATTCGCGTCAACCTCATCACTTCTCTGCTCTACCCTGGTGACTTCCATCAAAAACTCCAGGCCGTCATATAGCGAAACGGGGAATTCCAGCTCAAGCCAGAAGCAGTCTTCATAGGTGCGGCCCAACCAAAAACCTCCGCCACACTCCTTTGGGCGTTGAAAGAAGACCCAGCCGCCAGGGGTAAACCGTTCCAGCACCTGGCCCCGATAAATAATCTGGTGATTACTGTCTTTTTTACCCATGGCTAACGCCTCGCTACTCTCGTTGTTCAACCTTGCTGACGTCAGAATCAAGTTCTTACATCAGGAACGTTCCTTAGTGCAGCCAGCTGTCGTCTTCCCAAACCTGCTGCATAATTTCCATCACCCGCTTTTTGTCTTCATCAAGCTTTAAGCCACTCAGCTCAACGCCGTTTGCCGACCCTTTACGGATGCGGATAGCTGTCTTGGGATAGATGGGTTGCAGGTTGCGGTAAAGCTCGGACTCCAGAGCGTCCAGGGTAGACTGGCTAATCTTCTGCTCTTTATCGATCATTATTTCAATGCGCATAAAAGTCACCTCAGCTGATGACATCCATTGAGCGGTTGTATTCGTGGGTTCTGATTTTTGCCATGAGTTCATCTGTCAGTTCAGAAACCCACTGCAGGGCCAGCCCCTTCTCTTCATCACTACACTCACTAGCCGCTACAAGCTTAAGAAAAAAATCAATGCGCTGGAGCTTCAAAGACTCCAAAAAATAGTCCTGCATCTTTCCTCCTATGACACCAAAGCAACACTGTATACATAACCACTGTTTATATTTACAGTATATAATAATCTTACTGATGTAAAACGTTTTTTTACGCTCATCAGCCTGATATGCCTGGTATTATTAAGAGCACGAATTGTTAACCTGCGTAATTAATACAGGTTCCGCCATTTATCATCCTCCTGCAGACGCTGGTTCCGATAGAAGATACGCAGGCCTGCTCCTGACGGAATACTGCCGCCGCGAAGGAGTAAATCGACCTCTTTCTCGCTGCCATCAAATCCTCTGGACTTCAGTTCATAGACGAGCTGCTGTCGCTGATGATCTGTAATTCGCTGTTTGTAGTCTTTACGCCGTTTCGGTTTAACCAGGCGTAACCTTGCTGCCAGTTCCCGGCGCTCTTTTTTGCTCATACTGTGCAGGTAATCGTGCAATTCCTTGTCATCCATGCGGGTGATTTCCGTTCTGGTATCCCCATCAGCTGATTTGTCTTTCCCTTGTTGGTTCAAATTTTCAGCAAGGGGACAGTTATTGCCACGAGTCCAAGGGGCGCAAGCGCCCTGGTCGGCTGCCGCCTCCTGAATGTCAACGGCCTTACGAACCATTTTCCACTTCACTGCATGAGTGCAGATCTTGCCCTCTGCAATGGGTGACCAGATGCCATAAATACGAATACCGTGATCGCCATAGGCGGTTGGCTCTTCGTTGATTTCATAAGCGGTTCTGATGAGGTGATATTTACGGGGAACCAGTACGCCGCCCTGCTTCATGATGTAGGTGGCAAAACAACCAGCATCAGCAGCAGCCAGGATTGCATCAAGGCGCGGGTTATCCAGTACCGGCGCACCTGCTTTTTTGTCACCCTGTTGCCTTGCCGCCTGACCAGCCAGCAATCGCAGTTCACGGTAAGCCTGACGCCCCGGAATGCCAAAGAAGCGGAATTGCTGAACACGATGCAGAGACGCCCAGGCATTCACGTATTCAGCGTTATCACGCAGGGATTTACCCGTTTCCTTGCTGATCTCGCCAGCCAGACCACGCCCGTCAATGTTCTTACTGATATATTTCGCGATGTAGCTTGTCGGCGTTCCTTTGCGCGGGTTAATCAACTCAGACTTAAAGCGTGGTCCCGTGTTATTCCCCAGCTCCTCGCGGTCTTCACGAATGGCAAACTTACGCAACAAAGCAGTAATGGCGCGGCGATCTTTTTTGCGCATAAAACACAACAGGTGCCAGTGAACTGTACCGTCATGATGCGGCTCAGCCACCCGCACGCCATACCAGCGCAATCCGGCTTTGTGCATCGCCTTACGAAATGCAGCAAACATGCCAACCAGATAATCACTGCTTTGTCTTACCGTCGCATTTGTCCAGGTCGGGTTGGGCCTGCCGTTATTTAGCGTGGAATGGAAACGTGACGGACAGGTGATGGTGTAGAAAACGGCGCAGTCACCGCGCATTTCCGCGATAAGCTCCAGGCCTTTAACACAGGCCATCATCTCATTGCGGCGATGCGCAGGGTTGCTGCTGCTGGCGTTTACCACATCCTCCATGTCCAGCGTGTCGCCGTCTTCGTTCACCAGTTCATGAGAACGGAAAAACTCCAGCGACTTACGGCGCTGCTCACGTTTATGCATCACGGCTTCATAGCTGACATAGGGAGATGCTTTTTTGCTGACCAGACAGACAGCACGCAACTGCTCTTCCCGCCATTCGCAACGCATCTTCCATAATTTCCGATACCACCAGTCGGCGCACAGCATACGCGCCAGCGAACCCGGAATGAGTTCATAGGGCACAGGTTTGCGGCGGTTTCTTTTCCGGCGGAGTTGCTCAAACGCAGGCGGTATGACATCCAGTCGCAGGGTTTCTGCTGCCACCTTTTCCCATGTCTTGCGGATTTCTTCCGGCTTAACATCATCGGAGGCGTACAAATCACCACAAGCGGCATCAAGACACATGCTCATATGCGCAGCGACAAGGGTGGACAGGCGTTTCACCTGATCCTGACTCATTTCAGGCAGGATCAGCAGACCGTCCAGCCCTTCATGGCTTGCCATAAAACGAAAAGATGCAGATAGCTGGCTGTCGCGTACATGCTCCAGTCGTTCCAAGCATGGCTTAATCGTCTCACGCAAATAGCGGGAATAAGCCTTTGGCCTGCCCAGGTTGCTGAAGTATTTAATACGTTGCATCAGCGGCTTGCTGATATGGGAAGGCTGGGCGTTGACATCCGCCAGAATGACCATGTCTGGATTAAAACGCTGCTGCTCATGCGCCAGCTTTGCCCGGCTAATTAGCTTATCCTGCTCCATTTCGCGCTGGACAGGATCACGGGATTCATTAAAGAAATAACGCTCCCAGACCTGATCACTCAGTGCCTCACGGCGCAGTTGTTCCTGCTCGTTATCGGCAGCGTACAGAGTGATCAGGTTTGAAAGCGCAGAAACCGGCGCAACTTCCGCCGGGTCCAGATAAGGGTTAATGGCCTTTTTCGGGCTGTTCCATGAGAATGCTGCGGTAGCCTCGTTAAAGCCGCAGCAGTTGTTCATATCGGCATGACTCATGCACGTACTCCGTACACGGCAGAACTGTCCACGCCACGCGAATAATCAAATCCCACCCAGCAGCGCGGCCCGGAAACAGCAATGATTTCTGTTGCTGATTTACCCTCGCCAGCTGCCACACCGATGTTGCGTTTTGCCTTGATGTAGTGGTGAGTAAAATTGCGATACAGCGAACGGATCAGGGATGTGTCACTGTTAGAAACAATGACCGGATGTCCTTCTGATGACCGATGTTCAAGAACGGATGCCAGGTGATACTGGTCATCTTCAGTGAAGCCGTCAGTGTGATAACCGGAAAACGTGCCGTCATACGGCGGATCGCAATACACCACATCCCCCGCCTTCAACATCGCCAGCGTTTCATCAAAGCTGGCGCAGATAAACGTTGCCCGCTGGGCTTTTTCTGCAAATGCGCGAATTTCTTTTTCAGGGAAATACGGATTTTTATAATTACCGTAGGGAATGTTGAAATGCCCGCTCTTGTTATAGCGACATAAACCACGGTAACCGTGACGATTGAGATACAGGAAATATACCGCTTTCATGAAATCAGTAATTTCAGTGGAGTAATTAAACTCCTGCCTTATGTTGTAATAAGCCACCTCCCTGTTTGCGATCTCAAATAAAACTCTGGCGCGAGATATAAACGATTCACAATCAGCGGCAACCTTTTTATAGAGGTTGATTAAATCAGGATTAATATCCGCAACCAGATAGCTGGGGTAATCCGTCTCCATCATCACAGCACAGGAACCCGCGAAAGGTTCAACCAGTCGCGGGCCAGCAGGAAGGTGTTTTTTCAGTTCGGACATAATGGCGGTTTTATTTCCCGCCCATTTCAGGATGGTGCTCATACAGCACCTCCGTTGTAATGTTTGCCTTTCAGTTCTGCGATTTCCTGACAGGTAATGCAAAGCTGCACACCTGGAATGGCGCGGCGGCGTGCTGGCGGAATTGGCGCTTCACACTCAATGCAAAGCACGCGGGACACGCCCGGCGTTTTGGCACGGGCAGCACGGATATGGCGCTGGCGTTCTTCTTCAACGCGCTGCTGTACAAGATCCATTGCATCAGCCATTAGTGGATCTCCTGCGCTTCGTTCTGGATTGCTTCAGCAGTTACACGCAGTAGTTCTGCTGCTTCGACGTGGTTTAGCTGGCGGGATGTGATATGACACGCCAGGCTATCAAGGCGAGCTGCCATTGCTTCAGCCCTTGCCCGGCGTTCTTCCAGACGAGCCTCTGTCAGTAAAATATTAAGCCCTGCATCATCCGGTCCGGTTTTAGTCGTGAGGGTTTCAATATTACGCATAATCAATTCTCCTGAATTTAGATAAAGGGATACCCGGCGGGTTTACGCCATTAATTTCATTAGTTGGTTAATTCGGCATGGTTAGCCGTCTGGGAAATAAGCTCACCACTGCACGAAAATGATTCATTGCTTTAATCAACTCCCGCTTTTCGTCAGTGGTCAGCTCATTAATGCTGATGCTATGACGTTCAGCTGGAATTTTTGCCATAAAGAATATAGCAGCCAGTGCCCGTTTATTTTGTTCGTTATTGATATCCCGTGGATCACGCATATCTTTAATAAACCGCTCAAGCTCTGACTCAATATTCAGGCCAAATACTTTCGCCCTTAACTCCGCAATATGGTTAAGTCCATTCAGGCGTTCACCGGGGCTTAATGGAACAGTCGCCGCAGCGCCTTCAATAGCCATTTGTTCCCCCGTTTTTTCGTAGATAGTTCTGCCAGCAATTCATCTTGTGAACGGCACGGATGCCAGCGTTTACCATCCTCCCCCATGATCCAGCCGTGACCGTAGTGCATTGCCGGGCTTTGTTTTACCAGCAGCGATGCAAATGATGGTTCTTTCGTCAGCATAAGCACCTCACAGCAAACCGAATGACGCACCGAGGCCAGTTACAGTATCAACTGCACTTGCCATCGCAGGATTAGCCTGTAAACGGGCCTGCAATGAAACAGCCGCCAGCGCCATCAGTCGTGTTACAGAGTTAATGCTGCTGATAGCATCACGACGACCTGCACTGGTTTTTACATCGCCAGATACCGCACCTGCAGCAACACGCCCGATCTCTGCAGTTGCACTCATGACGTAATGCGGCAGTTTCTCTTTTGCCACCTCATTAATCGGAACACATGGCAGACAATGAATCTGTGCCAGAAAACCGTCTACCAACGTTGAATCTTCAGTCAGATCGGTAAGCAACCAGATTTCTGGTGCGGTGAGCTGATGCGGTTGCTCTGGATTGAGTTTGTTTCGCAGTGTCTGAACATTCATTCCTGCACGTTCTGCCAGCTTTGCCATATTGTGACGTAGTGCAAAAGCTCTACAGGCTTCATCAAAATGCGGATGTTTGGAAATCTTGTAATCAAACATGCTGCCCCCTTAGAAAGTTCTCATAATTGAACTTAGTCACCAACGATGACATTAAAGTTGAAATTGGATTGGCCCATGTTTTTCCTGACTTGTTCCTTTTTGTACTCAAGGTAACGTATACATACTCTGTCTTTCGGTTTTTCTTTTCTTTCCAAGAATTTAGCGAGTTTACCATTATGAATCATTTGATATACCGAACCGCGAGAGCGGCCTTCCCATTCCGCGAACTCAGCTGGTGTCGCCATCACTTTTGGTACACGAATTGAAATGTCGTTGCTCATAGTGCAGTATCTCTCGATTAAGGTTTGGTTTACGTCGTTTTATCTTGTTTTATTTGATTCAATATTTGATACACCAAGATACTACGATCCAATATTTGATACGTCAACAGGATTAAAAAATGATACAAGTAAAAGCTGGCGAGAATACAGGGGGAAGAGAGGCTATCCATAGGCTAATGGCAGCCTATGATTTCAAGTCCAGACAGCAACTTTGCGATCACTTGGGCGCATCAAAAAGCACTATGGCAAACAGATACTTAAGAGATAGTTTTCCTGCAGAATGGGTGATTCAGTGCGCTTTGGAAACAGGAGTTTCTTTACTGTGGCTAACTACCGGACAGGGCGATCCAGGTTCAAACATTGACCCTAAAAAAAATATCAATTCCGTGAACTCTAGCAAAGTTAAACCTCTTTCGGAGCTTGTATCTCCTGAAATTGACAAGGCAACTCTCAACGGAGGTTTGCTGATCGATGCTGGAAAAGCAATCATTGATAGCAGCATACTCCCCTCAGACTCAAGCAACCTGCTGCTGGTGACTACTTCTGGTGATTCTTATTTAATAGATCGCAACCAAACACCACCAGTAAATGGTACGTGGTTAGTGGACATCGACGGGATAAAAAGCATTGTAAAATTGACACGACTCCCGGGAAACAGATTAGTAGTGCATCAGGATGATTCATCGTTTGAGTGCGAACTGGATGACATTGAGGTAATAGGCCGCGCACTGAAAATCATTAAGAGCCTTTGATATGACCATCAGAAAACAGCCGAACGGAAAGTGGTTATGTGAATGCTACCCAAACGGGCGAGATGGCAAACGCGTACGCAAACAATTTGCGACGAAAGGCGAAGCCATTGCGTTTGAGAATTTCACCATGGACGAGGTAAACAAGAAACCTTGGCTGGGAGAAAAGGAAGATCGGCGACACCTATCAGAATTAATTGAGCTGTGGTATTCCCTGTATGGTCAAACACTCGCAGACCCCAAGCGACTCATGGCGAAACTTGGAATTATCTGTAATGGTCTGGGCGATCCCATCGCTTCAGAGCTGACTGCCGGTGACTTTACGAAATACCGCGAAGCACGGCTAAAAGGTGAAGTGCGAAATGAAGATGGCACGCTGATGTCGCCCGTTAAGCCCCGCACGGTAAACCTTGAACAGCGCAATCTATCATCTGTGTTCGGTACATTAAAAAAACTAGGACACTGGTCAGCACCAAACCCGCTGGCAGGACTTCCGACCTTCAAAATTGCCGAAGGTGAGCTGGCTTTTCTTTCCACGGACGAAATCAAGCGCCTGTTGGCGGCATGTGCTGAATCTCAAAGCCCTAGCTTACTAATGATTGCCAAAATATGCCTGGCTACTGGCGCACGGTGGAGTGAAGCCGAAAATCTGCAGGGCCATCAAATATCGAAATACCGAATTACTTATACAAAAACAAAAGGCAAGAAAAACCGTACTGTGCCGATATCTCAGGATCTGTATGATGAACTCCCCAAAAACAGAGGAAAGTTATTCACGCCATGCAGAAAAGCCTTTGAGCGGGCAGTAAAGCGGGCCGGTATTGACCTACCGGAGGGCCAATGCACCCACGTGCTTCGCCATACATTCGCCAGTCACTTTATGATGAACGGCGGAAACATACTGGTACTGCGTGATATTTTGGGTCATGCCGATATAAAAATGACCATGATTTACGCCCACTTTTCGCCCGATCACCTTGAAGACGCGGTGACTAAAAATCCTCTTTATAATTTGTAGTGGAGACCTATTGTGATTCAAAAATTAGATATTCAATCTGATGCGGTTGCAAAGTTAAGAATGGATGCTATTCGTTCAGAAATCCAAGGTTATTCCCCTGATTTATTTATCGAATTCTGTATGCAATATAACTTACAAAAATTTGAAGATAATATCCACATGTTACGACACATGCCTTGGATTGTTAATTTATGTCTAAAGTGGTCTGCGTCAGTAACTGGCAAGAATAAAAAATTCAAAATCCTCGATAAAAATCAAGCAATAAAACTCTTCCAAAAAACTTATGAAACCTTGAACATTATTCCTATCGGTCTTGAGAGGAAGAATGGCATGCATTTCTTCATTAGAAATAATCTATACCAACAAGGAATCTACCAGAAAATTGACGCTCTAAACACAATTAGCAGACAAGTCTTTCTATTTTCAGAACTTGAAAAAAACCATAAAATAAAGACAAGTTTTTTTACTATCACGAATGTATCTATCGAAGACTTTCTTAAGCTATCTTACATATTAATAACTCACATAACAGAAGAGCATCCCGTGAGAAAAATGAATGTAGATACATTTACTATATTATTTGACATCATTCCTAGAAATACCATTGAGAAATTTCTTGATGCAATATCAATAAATTACAATGAACTATCTACATTTTGCAAATCAAAAACCTATGATAAACCTTTGCTTGAATACTACTCATCATCACCTTTCCTTGAAAAACCATTAATAAAAAAAGGTTCAGAGTATTTTCAGATACACACACAACTGACTTCAACAAGCATACAGACGTTCATATATGATCTTTTAAGAAGAACTGATGCCGAGAAGTTCATGGATAGCTTTGGAAATGTATTTGAAAATGCACTGGAATTAATACTAAAAGAAAGCGAAATTGATTTTCATAACGAAAAATACCTTAAAGAACGACTACCTAAAGATAATAAAGTAGTTGATTATTTCATTCCACATACTGAGGCAAATATTTTCATTGATGCTAAAGGCGTTGAGATACACCAAAAAGGCATGGTAACATTACGCCCTGAGGATATTGCAGGAAAAATAAAGAAATCGGTATTAAAAGCAATCGAACAATCTCACGAAGTTAATCGAGAAATATACTCTAATGAGCGAATAATAGCTCCATTCAGGGCTAACTCATATATCATTTGCATTACATATAAAAACCTTTTCTTAGGCAATGGTAGTATCCTAGCTAATACTTATGCTAAAGATGAGATGAATAAGATATATGACAAGTTTAAACATAACTATCATATCCCTACAGAGAATATTTTTTGTCTATCATTTGAAGAGTTTGAATATCTCATTGCATCATGCAAAAGGTTTAAAATTCCGCCTCATGAAGTCTTGCAATCTGCAGTTGAAAAGAACAAAAAACCATCAAGTGCTGCTTTCCTATTTTCCCACCATATAGAAGACTATTTTGATAGAGTAGTCAATTCAGTCATAGTCAATGAGGCAGGCATTAAAATGGTAGATTCTATTATCAATAAATTAAAGCCTGAATAAGTCTCCCAAGCAAAACCAGTGGCGGCATTTTGGCGGCAGAGCATTAAAAATGCGTAAAACAGACAAACACAAAATAATACTAACATACTGATTTTAAACATAAGTTCATGTTTTTGTTATAGTAAAAATGGTATGTAGGAATTTCGGACGCGGGTTCAACTCCCGCCAGCTCCACCACTTTTTAGTTGTTTGAAGTTCAATGAAGTCTACTAAGCCCACACAGCACAAGCTCTGCGGGCTTTTTTACGTCTATTGTCGTCCAGTGAGAATTGCTGAGAACTACGAGTTATGGCACCCTGAATGGGACCCACTAAGAAGGGTCCAAAAACCGAGGGTCCCAAAATGGCAAAAATCGCTAAGAAGCTCACTGACACTGAAATCAAAAGCACCAAGCCAGCCGATAAAGAAATCAACTTGTTTGACGGTGATGGTCTGATTCTACGAATCGCTCCTTTGGCGAAAGGAGGCAAGAAAAATTGGTATTTCAGGTATGCAGTACCAGTGAGCAAGAAAAGAACCAAAATGAGCCTTGGGACATATCCTCACCTTACCCTTGCAAGAGCCAGAGCCTTACGTGATGAATATCTCTCCTTTCTGGCAAATGGTGTTGATCCCCAAATCCATAACAACGATAAGGCGAAGGCATTAAAGAGTGCTACTGAGCACACTCTCCAAGCCGTAGCGCGGAAATGGTTAGATGAGAAGGTAAAGACATCAGGTATCTCACAAGACCATGCAGCAGACATCTGGCGCAGCTTAGAGAGAAATGTCTTTCCCGGTCTGGGTAATGTCCCTATCAATGAGATCCGACCTAAGCTCTTAAAACAACACCTTGATCCTATTGAGCAACGAGGCGTATTGGAAACTCTACGCCGTATCATTTCACGTCTGAATGAAATCTTCCGGTGGGCAGCTACTGAAGAACTTATTGAGTTCAACCCGGCTGACAACCTTGGTCAAAGATTCAGTAAACCAAAAAAGCAAAATATGCCTGCCCTTCCCCCAAGCGAATTGCCAAGGTTTATGGAATCTTTGACGAATGCGTCAATCCGGTTGGAAACACGTATGCTAATTGAATGGCAATTGTTGACATGGGTTCGTCCGGGTGAAGCCGTTCGCGCAAGGTGGTCTGATATTGATACAACCAACAGCATTTGGAACATTCCTGCTGATTTCATGAAAATGAAAAAGCTTCACAAAGTTCCTTTGAGTAAAGAAGCTTTGCGCATCCTTGAATTAATGAAATCAATAAGTGGGCATAGAGAATGGGTTTTCCCCAGCATAAAAGCGCCTCTTAATCATATGCATGAACAAACAGCCAACGCAGCTATCATCCGAATGGGGTTCGGAGGCGAGCTTGTAGCTCACGGTATGCGTTCTATTGCACGAACAGCGGCAGAGGAGTCTGGTAAATTCAGAGCTGAAGTTCTTGAGGCAGCGCTTGCCCACTCGAAAAAAGATGAAATTATCGCAGCATACAATCGTGCAGAATATCTGATAGAGCGACAGAGTTTGATGCAATGGTGGAGTGATTACGTTCAAGCTCAAAGATCAAATGCTCTGGTAGCCTAAGTATCAGAATAGCTAATATAATCCTGAAGGTAAAGAAAATGGAAACCCTATTCAAAGTTTTTGAAAAATTTAGTTCCAGACCACTTTTTTTTATTTTTTTCGGACTCTCACTTTGTGAATTTTTTCAGAAACAATCTGTTCTGATGAATCCATCAGCAGATAACATCGCGAAATTATTCGCAGCCATGATATTAGTTGTTTTTTTTACTTGGGGATTTGAATGGCTAATCTTCAAGTTCAATGTAAACCTTGAACCTCATGATCAAGGCGATATTGGACCAACAATTGGAACGGCTACTTTAGCTGTATACTTAGTTTATGCCTTTCACTTTCTCAGTGAAAATCCTGAAGCATTAAATTTAAAGTTATTAACTAACTCTGGCTTTATATACAGCACAACTCTATTATTATTCTCATTAGAATGCATGAAGCTTAGAAGACTTAAACAAAAATAAACAACATCATTGTGATGATAAATATAAAATAGGCATGGCGAAAAAAAATCACCACGCCTAAAATATAATAATTATGGTAGCATCATTGATACATAATCCACACCAATCCTTGAGCTATACTGAGACGCTATAGCCTGATATCTTTCTGCATAACCAGTTCTCAGTTGAGATTTAAGTTTGAGTCGGACAGGAACATTTTGCACGTTGCCATCCATATTACTTAAAAACACGGCAGAAATAATATTTTTTTCTTCGCCATCAACTGTTGTTCCATGATTCAACACCACCATATAATCAACAACAGGAAGCGTTTTATCCCCTTCGAAAATAGAGAGATATTTTCTTTGATTTTTATGCATTACATATATATATTTCGAATGTTCAGCAAATGGCAATGCTTTACTCTGACTGGCGTTAAAAAGCTCCAGAACTTTAATGAGCCTGTGCGGACTTAATCTTACATGGTGAGGGTCGTTACCCTGAGTAGGAACCAAATCACATGCCGCAGATACACATAAATACCATTTGTTCGACTCTGTATCAAAGAAAATAGTGCCAGTAGAAATATGACCATCTTCAAAATTCTTTGAAGACAAATTCATATTTAAAGCATGATACATTTCGTGATAAGTATCATTATTTGATGGCAGATCCATTTTTGAAGAGCAATATTGGAGCAATGCAGCAACTCCGCTGTTAGCGTATTCATTTGAATAGCTATCAAAAACACTTTTGATAAATTCATCCAGCGTATTATTATTTTTAAGTCTTTGATAAAGCTCTTCTGATAAATTACCAAATACAAAGTCAATATTTCTACATCTAATATCAGGCGAGTCTGATTTTAATATCTCATTTAACCACGCAGCTTGACCGTAATGATCGTTAGCCAAATGATTTACAAAAGATAAAGCCTCAGCTTCGATTGCATTCTGAATTTCAGATTTTATTAACTGATAATAAGATGGTTTCCATTCAATGAGAGAATCATTGAGAGTTTGCCAAATCCTATCTCCATCGTTTTCATGATCATCTTGAACCTTATGAAATAGGGAGACAAAGATATTACCACATTGAATCCATTTTACTCCGCTTTCATCACCCCGAATGACATTGCCAGATGTGTTGCTAGAAATAATTGCATTTCTAGACACAGCATATTCTGCAATCATTTTTGCAATGAAGTTTTTATCCTTTTGATCCTCCAACACAGCATCATCATGTATTAATCTTTTAATTCTTCTACAAGGCTTACTGTCTTTAATATAGGCTATTGTTTCATCTCTTGTGAGAGCTTTATTACCATTATCATTTAAGTTCGGTAATACAACGTCTTCCCAATAACTTTGGACATCTTCATTATCGTAGTCAATGATCAAGCTGTTGATATCCAGAGCACCTTTGAGAGTCGATGATATCTGCATCCAAACCGTTTCTAAATTCTCTCTAGTATATATTACAATCATATTTAAATGATCGGAGTCTTTCAAATCTTGTAATAGTTTAAGTGTTTTATCAGGTGCATTATTATCAAGATGATAATCTACAATAATAAGATCTGATTTTCTAATCCGATCCACATCGAAATTAACAGAACCATTGTCAACATCACAAATCATATTTTTAGATTGAAAAAAGCTCTCAAGAGTAGCGGCTCGTTTAGATGAGTCAATTTTGTTGTAGTCTAAATCAACTTCGTTATTCAACGCCCTGATTGATTCAGAATACGTCAGAAAATCGTCATCAATCATGACAACGGAACGAATTGCATTTTCGCAGAAAGTTTTCTGGACAAGAGAATTATAATTTGCCACTGTCATATTAGAACTCCACTCCATTGAACTGGATCACAAAATTAGCGCCATCTTTTATTAAATAGTTATCGCCTTCATCAGGTTCTGAATACCATATTTTATGATGTGCAACAGCAAGGTTTTCTCGACATAGATACAGACCTACCCCATGTCCATTTGCTCTTTTGCTATAAAATAGTTCAAATAGTCGCGGGATATCATCGGTATCAATTGCCGGACCAGAATTTGCTATGATAACCAAAGAATTCACAAAACCAATCTTTATGAGCCTATTATTTGACAGACTGACCCAATACATTGCATTGTTGATAATATTAGTAAAAACAGGATAGATCCTTGATGGTATATCTGTTATTGCGATTTGCTTAAACTCTTCACTAAATTCAATAGTTATTCGTTGCCGTTCGAAACGCTCCCCAAAGAACTTCAGGACATAATCCATGATATTTTTTCCAGTTATTCTCTGCCTGGATTGATAACCTGATATTTTCAAAGGTGATAAGAAACGTATTTGTTGAGTAAGCGATCTGTGAGCATTTAACGCCAATGAAAAACCAGGGTGTTCTTTTACAGAAGTAGGAAGAGAGTTTAGTCCTCTGGTTACCATAGAATCCATTTCTTCAAGTTCATGAGATATTATCTCAACACTAATACCTAACTGTGCAAGCGCGTTTAAACTTTTAGCTTTTTCTTCAAAATATGAGCGTTCTTCTTCAGATAATGAGAATGCTGAATCTAAGTTTATACCTTCAAATAATCTATCGAGACCTTTTATTATTGATTGATATTTGAAAGTTAGGGTATCAACTGACTCAACATATAAACTATCGAGCAAATTAAACACATTTTCAATTTGTGAATCATTATCTATTGAATCAACAACTGATATAGTTTTAGCATAATAATCACTTCGATCAACCTTTATTTCATCGGCCCATTTTTTTAAAAGAGAATGTATCTTCTCCTCTATCGTGTTATTAAACTTAGTTAGTTTAGAATTAATAATACCTTGATTTTTTTCAAGGTGATTTTTCGCTGACAATGAAGGCTCAAGTTTATTTAATTCAGAATCAAGTTTATTAATTGCTAACTTCATTTGTAGAATATACGCAGAGAACTCATTAAATTTATCTCTGTAGTCTCTATATTTCTCTTCATACATTCCAAGTTTTGGAGGTTTGATAGGCGTTTTAATTTCACTGCGCAACGCATCTAAGTTTGTAAGATCACTGTCTATAATTTTAAGATAGTTTAAATCTAACGAACCATCAGTTTTATCAAGCTTAGTTTTCAGCCTTTTAACAGCCTCCAAGGAAGCATCAAGAACTGGTGTCTGATTCTTCAAAGCTTCTGAAAAACTTTTTTGTGTTGATTTTCGAGCTTGTTGTTGAGCAGATTTTCTTAACTCTTTTTCACGCTTAACTTGTTCTAAAAGCTCTTTACGGTCATCAGAACGTGAACCAAAAAATCTATCAGCAAGTTCAGTTAACAAATTAGATATAATAGTTTTCAGTTCTCTTGCAGCCTGGTTTCTTATGAATCCCTCTCTCCCCGACTTATCTTTCAGCTCTTTATTACTGGATTGAGTAATTCCAATATAACCAAAAATCCTTCTATTAGACCAATAATATCGCCCTGCATTCCATGAACGTCTTTCTTCTATCTGGAAGAAATCATTATCTACTCGACCATAAGGTAATACTCTCAAGCTATCCCTAAAAATCATTAGTCCTGCATACTTTTTGGCCTTAAGATCAAAGTGGGAATGTTCACGTTCAGTATGTGATGTATTTTGTGAAAGGAATTCAAACGTTCCTATCTGAAGCTCAAATGGGCCGACCCCTGCGTGATCCTACCCACGTAATATGGACACAGGCCTAAGCGAGGTTCTTGTTTTCAAATTGTTCCGGACTGAGGCCGCCAC